CAATTCCTCAGAAAAGATAATTTTTTGCGCCAACGAGAATCGCAAGACAGTCCGGGACTCCGTTGGCCAAACTGATTATTGAAGAGAGTCGCCCGACCGTCACAATTCCGCTTTCATTTAAGCGACCTTTACAATAATTCGCGCACGACCATCAGATTCGATCGCACTGACTTTTCCGACAGCTCGCATATAGTCACCTATTGTCATATCGGCTTCACTCATGGGATTGCCCTTAATAGCGTCTCCATCCCGCACAGGCACAATGTATTGTCCGGGAACCGCGCCATAGACATTTACCGGGACACGGCCAGCGAAGGCGATGCGATCGACCGTAGCGCGCGCCGTCTCGTGGGCCTCGTCGTAGGCAGCCGTCTCGGTTTCCCAATTCGCCATAGCCCGTGCATAGGCAGCCTTGGTCTGGTCGCACAACTCGGCATATTCTGCGCGGTCTATTTGTTCCTGCCGACGAACCCCAGCCCAATCAGACATTGCCTTCACATAATTGTCGGCGGCAATCCGGTCGCGCTCCTCGTCTCCGGTTTTTTCCGGTTCAACGGGAGCACGACCGGCGATTATTCCGACATATTCCGGCTCTATGTACGTGGGCATCATTGGTCGCAAACCGAGATTTGCGGCCCAGGTATCTCCCCCGACGTACGACGGATCCGTCGACTTCACAGCGAACGCCACGGCGTCTGCCCAGCGGTCCGTGATCTCGTCGTTGGCGTTGATGCCGACAATCTGACCCTTTGCGATGGTTCCCACAAGATCCGCTTTCCGCATATATTCCGCGTAGTCGGCGCCGCTTGCGTTCACAGTGCCTTTGGCATTGATCGTCCGATTAGTGGCCGAATTAGCGTTCAGTGATAAGCAGGTATTCGCACCGTTACCTGCGCCAAGACGAGCGTCTTGCATGTACCCCATCGAATTGCCGTTGTACTGGAAATTTAACGTGACAGTGCCTTCCGTAGATCCAGAGCGGTTAATGATGTGCGAGGCCCCCGATGACGCGCCAAGAAAGCAATTACCACTACTGTCGGCACCAAACGTGTTTTTTCCGCCCACAGCATTCACACCCCATTGCGTGCTCGTATACCTAGTTGACCATCCATAATTGTTGACAACCTTACCAACAGCATCTTCGATCACGTAGTTCTTCGCGCCGGCATCGGCAACGGCGGCGGTGCAGTTGTCGTTATGGTTCGCGGTGGCGTGGAAAATCTGGTAAGTGCTATCGGTGTTTCGCGTCTCGATCATCGCGAGGAACAGTTCGATATAGTTGCCCTGGATTTTTTCACCAACTACGCCGGCGCCCAGCGTGATGCCGACGCCAGCCTTCGTTGTGGCCGTGCCGGTCGAAGACTGGAGCAGGTTGTCCCGGTACGTGTTACCTCCGCCTTTGTTGATCTGGATGGGACGATCCGACAGAATCGTGTTCTCCACGAACCGGCTTGCGGTAATGCCCTGCGCGCTGGTTTCGTAAATGCCGTTGGCAAATGCGAAGTTGCTGTCGCCGATAATGTTGTTTTTGATCGTGTGGTTGTAGGCGCCAGGAACGAACGCATTCGTATCCGGGTTCGTGTCGGTCAACAAGATGCCAATGCCAGCGTTGTTGGTGGCGGAGAGCAGGTAGTTGTCATACACATTGGCGCGACCAGCGTAGACACGGATCGGAACCTGCGCGGCACTGCCAGGCCGGAAGATGATCCCAGAGACCTCACATTGTTGGGCCGCAATGCGCAGCATATCGAAAGTGGCACCGTCGGCAGCCGTCAGATATGTGCCGTATCGCGAAGCGCCTCGAACTCTCAGCCCCCGCGTTGCCATCACAATCGGCGAAGAGAGACGAAAATTCCCCGGCGGGAGGTTAACCAAACCCGGATAGACCGGGAAAGAATTACATGCTGCTTGCAAAGCAGCGGTAATGTCCGTCACCACACCGTTACGTACGTTGGCGATCTGCTGCGGGGTAAAGAAGTCGAACGCAGAAACGGTGTCATAACCACGATCGAGCAGGGTACGCTTGACGCTGCCCGCGCCAGTTGCGATAAAGCCGATCGAATCGGCGCCGGTGGGAGCGCTGAGCTCTTCGCGTGTAGCGCCCTGGTGAACACTGACTTTGCCAGCCGCCAGGTCTGCCGCGACATCAGTGGACACATGGTCGGCCAGGGCGACATAGGAAACCCCATTGCTCGTGTACACGTCTTTTATCGCGTATGCGGCGCCGCCGACGAATGCCCCACGTACGTTAAACGCCTTCAGGGTATTGATCGCACCGCGCAGCGTTGGCTTGACTACTCCTAAGCGATCCGTCGCGGTCAAATTGATCGACGTCGCAACCTCCGCCAGGTGATCAAGATCCTTTTTGCCGTTGTTCAGGTCATTGAAATTCAAGGCTGGCATGTACATCCTCTATGTTTTAGACGAAAAAAAAGGCGCCATCGGCGCCAGTCGGTTACTGCATCCTTTATGTACCTATGCCGCTACCCACCAATACAGACCGTATGGCGTTTAACAGCGTGATTGCTGTAGGGAGGTCAGTCGCCGGCGGCGGAAGTGCCGTCCCCGAAGACTTAGCGGGCGAGAATCCGAGGGCACTGGTAATCTGCTGTGCGGTGAAGCCGGTCAACCCTGCGCCGCTTCCAGCAAACGATGTTGCACGCAACTGGCCAGTGGAGGGATTGAACGACAGCTTCGAGCTCGACGTGTACGCACGAACGGCTTTCCCGGTCGCCGTGACCCAGGGCAGATACACCGTCGCGTTAGTCGCCTCGTCGTTATCGACCGCCATCACGCCGGTCAGCCTGATGATCACCCCGTCGTACCCTTTGCTGTACAGCGTGCCATCCTTAAGATTAAGAGCAAGACCACCCTCGATGACGTCGACAGGCTGCGGCTGCTTCCCAGCGACGACGCTGTGGGGAACTTGTACCTGATTGACCAATCGACACCCCTTAGTTGATGATTCCGGACTTGTCTGGCACTGGCGCCGTGTCCGCGACGTAGTAATCGTCTGAATAATTTACCGCGCGCACCGTTACATACTGGGGGTCCGACAAATCCACTTCTTGGACCAGGTACGCTTGCGCGCTATGGGCACCGTCCGCTGCAAAGCTGAAGATCGTACGGATGCCGTCCTGACCGTAGCGGGTGACGATTTCCTCACTCGGAAGTGCCAGCAACAGCACCTGGTGCGGCGCAGGGCCAGCCATACAGGCAAGACTCTCCAGCGAACCATCGCGACGCATCAGTACGATGCTATGTGACAGCCCGGGCGTGAATGCTACGTCCCGACTTAGCGTCAACATGAGGCCGTCCTGCCCTACCACGTCGCCGTCGTACGATTTGAAGCGCGTGTTGTCGACGATATCGACACGCGCGTTGGGCAGCAGCGACCGCCCATCGGTGGTCGTTGTGGTCTCGATCGTGATCCGCTGACCCAGCAGCTTGCGATACTCCCGGTTTGCCCTGAACCAGGCCTGAGCGAACGAGCGGATACCCGCAATCTCGAACTTCTTCGCTTTCGTGTGTGATGCATCCAGCGGCAGCGTGATGGTCTCCGACTGCCCGCTATCGGGGTCAGAGTAGACGAACTCCACTCCGTCGTACTCGGAGTCCGAGGCGAACTTCCGCGTGATCGTTTCGGCCTTGGGCTTCTTGTTTCGGTGCGTGAACAGTGCTGTGCTGTTTGACTGCGCCCGGTCAAAGGCGAGTCGGATCTTGCCGTTCTGCCGATATGCGATACAGAAGCCGGCGTTGGCGATCATTACCATGGTCTCCTCGAAGCTGGTGTTATCCGAGTCGAGGGTGTAGTTGAACTGGCCGCACTCGGGATTCCATCCGTCGAGCGCTTGCTGGACGCCCCAAATCTGCTTCATATCTACCTCGGACGCCAGATCGCGGCGTCCGATCTTCGGGTCCACCGCCACGGCAGCGATGACGTCTACCAGCCTCGACGTCGCGGCGATCGTACCGGACACATGACGACCGTCGTCATCGAATGCGCCAGAGAACGACGCGCCGTCGAAGAGGGGGAGCCTGCGCGAAGCCAAGCAGTTGAGCTGGCGAGACTTCACAGCAGTTGCTCGCATCGTCGCCTGCGTGATCGTGTGGACAGTCGTTTTGTTGCCAAACTCGGTCTTCGTCACTGGCGAGACGCTGTATAGATCGCCCCATTTGATCTCATCGACCACGGTTCCCTTGAAGTCGAAGTCGTACAGCGTCGACCGGAACATACGAACGCGCGCGGGTCCGACCCAAGCCGTTGTGTGTTCGATCGTCTCGGCCCTCTCGTCCTGAACCGCGCCCGACAGCGAGCCGGTAACAGTCTCGACAACGCCGGTTGGCGACAGGTCGGCGAGCAATTTCTCGATCTCAATCGTAAAGCTCACGGCCGTGATCTGCTTGCCGTTGTCGTCCTTGAACATGCCGTTTTGAGCGATGACGTTACACCATACCTCAGTGCGATCCGCTGCGGGCAGCGTGACCCAGTCGGTAACGTGCGTGGCACCAGTGATGGCGATCGTGGCGGCCTGCGTTGCTTCCGCCGCCCAGCTCGAGGTCGTGAGCACGATCAGGCCATCATCGACAGTCTTCACGGTGTACGTGCCCGAGTAGTTATAGGGCCCGCCCGTAACGGTCACTCCAACCTTCGAGCCGTCATAGTCCAAGCCCTGAAACGTGGTCGAGTTGAATCCTGCCATGGTGACCGTGATCTGGTCACCAGGCTCAAGAACCGAGTTGAAGTTCGGCTTCTTATCGATCTGGGTGATCTTGTCGCCTCCGGCCGCCGGGGTGAACTTGTAGCTCGCCCCCGCCGGTAATTGAACCTGATTGAGAGCCTTCAGCGTGATGCCATCGACCTCGACAGCACGCCTGACGGTCGCAATGCCATCAACGATTGGTGCGCCGATCTGCAGCACTGGTTCGCCGTTGTTCGGGGACGTGAACGGATCGTAGAAGGCCGCACTGGCTCCGTCGATGTCGGCGATCAGCGTGTCGCCATCACGCACCTCGTCAATATCGTAGTAGCCACGGCCGACACAGTAGTAGCCGTATTCAAACTTCTGATGTGCGATGTACTTGTTGTAGGTCGGCATCATCAGCGACGGGATTGACTTCACCGTGCCATAGATGTCCTCTACGCGTTCGAGCATCCGAACCTTGTTCTCGCGGTTCCCGAGACCGTTATTCGGGCTCTGCTGCGTCCTGTTGACGTTCCCGGGCATGGCCGGCTTCGGCATTAGTACAATCGCTGCGACTGCGATGACTGCCGCGACGATGGCAATTACAGCGTAGTACTGTGCACCCGGGCTCTGCAGGATCACGTATTCAGCGCAATCGTTGGCGAGAATGGCCTCCGCATCGCGACTGATTTCGTTCGCAGCACACGGCTCACCTTTGAAAATCTGGACGGTGACGGCCGGTCGGTCTCCGTAATGCTCGAGGAGCCAATGGGCGAGGCTCTGTACCTCGAACAGCTGCGGTGCCGCTGGCGCGAATGGCGAATCATAAAGGCGAACCCGCGTCATGTCGCCCTCGCCCAGAACTCGATCACGGCGTAAGCATCACCTATAACCGACATCTCTTCATAACGATTCCCGGCATCGAGTGCATGCAGCACCCTGCCCTGGTAGAACACACCGCAGTGGTGAAGGCCCATCGTCGCCGTCCTCCCCATCAACACAATGCAGTAATCGACAGGCGCAACGATCTGGGCGAAGCCCTCGGGCGACTTGTGGAGCGCAATCCGGAAGGCGCTGGCGATCGCACGGATCGACGCGTTGATGGTCTTGTAGTCGGTCACCGGCTGGGCCAGCTCGGAAGTGTAGACGTCTGCAACGAGTTGCCAGCACGGCGGGGAATCGTATTGCTTGGCCAGGTAGGCATTTACATTCATTACAGGAATCCTCTCAACATGGGAACATCCTTCGGCGCATACAGCTCGCCAGTTCGTGTCATGTTCAGGCGCGGCGAGACCGCGCTGATGCTGGCTGCGCCGATGGCATACGAGATGCTCTCGGCCTGCAGCACGGCTGTGGCCTGAGCCGTCCCCAGGTCATCGCTCAGGTACTCGCGATACACGATCCTGATTTTCTCGGTCGTACCGACAGGGATCCGGTCCAGCTGCTCGCGGAACTCGTCCTCGATGTCGACAAGACCAATCCTGATATCGAATCGCTGATCAAGATGGCCTTCGTTACCTGCCAGCTTGATCTCGATGTTGCAGGCCTGCATATCGACCAGCACGCCGTCGATGACCGTCTGGCCAGCATAGGGCTCGCGCCACAAGTGGTAGGTCTTACTCATGGCGGAGTGACTGATCTCTAAGGTCTGAATCGGCCAAATGGCCTGCGGTGCAGATGCAAGAAAGGTCCGCAGCCGACTTTCAAGGTCAAGGCTCACGTGAATTCCAGTTCGTTGATGTCGACCAGGGCGAGGGTCGCGAGACCTGCCAGGAGCGAATGCGAATCGGAGCCGTACGTGTTGTACACGTCGACCAGGCCGGCCGCGTCCGCCGCTGACATCTCGTACACTTTGCTCTCAGCCTCGACGACGAAAGACACCACGGTCGCGATGCCGCCCGTACGTGCGGCCGAATACGATCCAGGCATGATGTTCACCGGATGCAGCTCAACGCCGAACCCGGTATCAAGCCGCATGTCGAACGTGATCGCGCCCTTCTTGATGATGTGGTGGTAAAAGGCCGTCCACACCGAGAACTTCAGCGCGTCCAGGATCAGCGTTACTTGGAAGCGCTGCGGGCCGCGGTCCCAGTCCAAGCCGTAGCGCGCTGCGCCGCCGGCGACGTCCGTGCGCATAACACCGCCCGGGTCGTCCATCGAGTACGCGGAAACGGTCGGCGTAAAGCCATTCGGCATTACAGGGTTCGACATCAACGGCTCCTCGACACGGAATAGTTTCGATTCAGTGCACGCGCTGTCCGGCTGTTCGGGTCCGCCAGCGAGGATGCAGTCGCGTTGACGGCTTCCTCAATGATGAGCGCACGCTCGGTTGCGGAGATCCGCTGCTCGGTCACGTTCCCGATCGGAGACCGCGTGTTGTTCACGATGGTCAGCTTCATCTCGCCGCCGCCGCTCCCGATCTTGCTGTTTGGGATGATGGTCCCGTGCGTCGGCGGCCGGAAGATTTCTGGTCCCTTTTCACCAACCAGAAAGGCGCCGCCGTCCCACACCGGTCCACCCTTTTCACGTTTCCCGGCGATGGCGGTCCCGGCAACGATACCTGCCGCTGCATATCCCAACCCTCGCGTGATCGCCGCGTAGGTAGCACCGGTCGCGATGCCTGCTGCCAGGATCGCAGGGCCTGCGGGGCCTGACACGGCCGCGGTAGCGCCTGCAGCAGCGATCATCCCGGCTTGGGCTGCCGCCGCCGCCACCTCGGTGTTCACGATGATCGTCGCTACCTGGATCGCTTTCTGGGCGTAGAACATCGCCTTACCCAGTGCCGTCTGCTCCAGCCCTGCGGCCTGGAGCGCGTCATACAACTGGCCTGCAGAGGACTCGGCGATGCCGAGAATGTTCTGCGCAGCCGAGAGCTGCATGTTCGCCATCGTCTCGTTGTGCCGCCGGTTTTCCTCTTCGATCAGGCGGTTGCCTTCGATGGTGTTTTCCAGCGACAGCTCCTGAAACGACTTCAGGTCCTTCAGCCGATTTTCGTGCAGCTGCCGCTCGGCCTCGGCCGGCGTCTGCAACTGCTGGGCGACTTGGTTGCCAATGCCCTGCGTTTGCAGCTTGTTGACGCGCTCGGCGTGATCGGCCGCGTCCTTGCGGTACTGCGCGATCGACTCCTCGGTGATCGTCCCCTTTTCCTTGGCCTGCCGGATCTTCTCTTCGATGTCCAGCTCAAGGCGCCGGGCCTCCGTCAGCTTTGCGACCTCGAGCGCCGACTTGCCATACAAGTCGTTATTGAATTTGAGCTGTTCCTCGGCCTGGCCCTGTTCGCGGTTCCAGTCGCGCATGGTCTTGTTGAGACCTGACTGGACGGCACCCATGCTCAGCGTCTGGATCTCCAAGGCACGGGACGCATCGGTCCGGGCCTTGTCGCGCAATGCGACTTTCTCATTGATCTGATTCGCCAGTTCGGCCCTCTCAGACTCCTTGCTGGCCGCCTCCTTGGCCTTCTGCAGCGCCGCGATCTCGGCGTCGTATGCGCGCACGGCCGCATCCCGCGCCTGCTCGATCGCGGCGATTTTATACTGTGCAAACGTCTGCACATCCACGATTTCCTGGTTGCGCAGTTCCTGCATGAACTGGTCCTGGAACGACGCCGTGTCGCGTTCTTTTGCGTATGCCGCCTCGATCGCCTTGAGCTGCCCGTCCAGCAGCGTCTTCGTCGGATCGTCGCCGCTGCCGCGAATCTTCGGTGCTCGCGGCTTGGGCTTGTTGGCGTCCGGCTCGTCGGCCGGCTTCTCCGCCGGCTTGGGAGTCCGGTCCAGTACCTTCTTGATGAATTCGTCGTGCTCCTTGCGCGCCTTCTCCGCGTCCGCCTTCATGGCTTCGCTGATCACGTTGAAGCCTTTGAGGTCGCCGTGCGCGAGTGCGGCCAGCTGGGCGGCAATGCCGCCGATTTCGGTACCGACCGCCTTGAAGGTAAAGCCCACTTCTGACCCGACCACGACGAACGTCTCGAGGACAGTACGGACTACGTCGCCCGCCAGGGAGAACTTGTCCGAGTTTTCGGCAGCATTCAGCATCTCGTCGGCGACGGTCTGCAAGACCGGCAACACGGCGGATGCCATCGCGTTGTAGAAGCCCTTCTGCTGGATGGTCAGCTTACCCATCGTATCGTTAAAGTTGTCGGCCGCATTGGCCAGCTCCTCCGTCGCGCCGCTGTATTGTTTCGCGTATTCGATATTCTCGCGCAGCGCCTTACCGCCATCGTTCAGCAGCGGGATCATGTCGGCGCCGGCGTCCTCGAAGATGCGCAGCGCAATCGCGGTTTTCTCTGGCCCGTCCGCATATTGGCTGAACTTATCAGCCAGGTCGCCCATCAGGACATCGGCTGTCTTGAGCTGGCCGGAGGCGTCTTTGACGGAGATGCCCAGTTTGACGAAAGGCTCCATCAGGTCGCGGTTACCGCGCGACGCTTCAGCGACCGTCTTGTTCAGCTTGGTGGCTCCCGCCGCGATGCTCTCCAGGCTGCCGCCAGCTTGGCCAGCAGCGAACCCGAGCCCGTTCAACGTCTCGACCGCGACGCCGGTTTTCTGCGACATGTCGCGCAGCTCATCGGCCGCGTCGATCGTGCCCTTGATTAGCTCGGCAAAAGCACCGACCGTCAGGCCGACGCCCAACGCCTCAAGCGCGGTCTTGCCCAGCTCGACGGCGCCCTCGATGCGCTTCATCGCCTTCTCGGTGTCTTCGCTGGACTTCTTCATGTCGCCAACGAACTTTGAAACATTTGCTTCCAGCGTAACGATCAGGGAGCCGAGATTTGCCATGTGCTTATCCAAATAAAAAGGCTCGCCGGAGCGAGCCTATAAATCGTCTACTACGAATAGCGCAGCTATTTTTGTTCTTTTGCCTTGCAAACTGTATCAACAAGCTGATCCATGACTCGATCACCACGCTTGATTACGGTACTTTTAGCGCCCACGATCACGTAAAACTGTTGGTACCCAACGTAACCACCGTAGCTGTTCTTGGCGTTAATTTCGCCACATACAACATAGTCTTTTCCCGTGTTGCGCACCCAAAGATTACGAAACTGTGCAGAATCCGGATCCTTCAGATCGTACACAGCGATCTTCTTCGCAAGCTCAATCTGCTGCTGATCTTCGGCGCTTGCCGTCGCAGCGACAAGCAACAGTCCAGCTGCCAAAATTAGTCGCATCATTCCCCTCCAAAATGTTGACGGGAGGAATGATGCCACAAACTATTTTGGAGGCAGCCCAAACAGCGTCGCGCGCAGCAGGTTCGACTGAGCCACAGGGTCATCCAGCAGAACTGGTGCCACGTCCTCTACCGCCTGGTCCTCGCGGCGCCAGAAGATGAAGTCCTCGGCCGTGTACTGTTCCGGCCGGGACTTACTGTCGCGGTTGATGTTTGCCAGGAGCGCCGCTGCAGTACCGTGCCGCAAGTCGGCGATGATGTCGCCGAACGGCTCAAGCTCGTAGAAGGCCATCCACTCGGTGAACTCCGTCGAGCTGATCTGCAGCTGCGCTTGGTGGACGCTCATGCCCAGCTCTTTCGCTAGGCGGAACCAGAATCTCCGCTCTGGCCGCTCGCGGAGTTTTTTGCGGCGTCCTCGACCGCGGTTGCGCCCAGTCCGTTCAGGCGCATGGCGACGGCCGCAGGCGCGTCAAGCGAGGCGGCGCTCTTGGCCTGCAGGGCCTCGACGTCCTCCATCGTGAACAGACGGGCGCCGCCCTCGTCGACGCACGTGGCCGCAAGCAGGGCGGCAGAGAACTTGCCGACCGGGACGGTATCGCCTGCAGCTGCGAGCGCAGCGCGGAATTCGTCGCGCTCGACGCCGTTCATGACGCGCACGCGCACGGTGCCGCCCCACTGTGGCACCGGAACGTCCTCGTGCTTCAGATCCGCGGCGCCGAGGATTGCCGATTTCGAGAGCAAGCCCATAATCAGCTCCACACCACAGGGCCGCTAATCTTGGTGTCGACCTTGCCCTTGAGCAGCGCATTGACGCCGCCCGAGCTCGGAATCGACTTGACCAGGGCCTTGAAGCTGGCAGCGGTGCCGTCCGGCAGCGACAGCTTCATGTCGACCACGGCGCCGCTCGTGCGCGCGGCACGCAGGGCGATCTGCCCGTTGTCGGCCGCCAGCACCTTGATCTCGAAGCCGAACTTGCCTTCATCGCGCAGACCGCTGATGTACTCCATCGCCTGGCTGTCCAGATCCGTCGAGTCGATGTCGGATGCGGCGCCGTCGAAGCCATCAAACGACAGCAGGCCGTTGATCTTGGTGTAAGCCTTCGGCGTCGCCGTGCCGCCGGCACCGAACGCCAGCCCGGTAGTGTTGACGTCCAGCAGGGCGTAGGTATCGGCCGTCGCGTTCGCGACGACGTGCTCGCTGCCATTCAGGGCCGCCATGGAGCCGCCGATGCCGGCGAGTTTGACGACGGTGCCATTGGTGAAGCCGTGGCCGACACTGCTGAAGACTGCCGGGAAGCCAACGGTGATCGCGGTGATGTTCTTTGCCGCGCCGTTGCCGGTGCTGATCTCCAGCGTGCTGCCTTGTGCGGAAATTCCGGACATGTAATTCCTCCAAAAATTGAAGCCGCTTGCGCGGTATGAGTTGAAGCTGAGGGCTCAGGCGCTGAGGCTGAGCCGGGATGTGGTGTAGTGGAGCCTGTAGCGGGTGGTCACCATGCAGGCGTTGCCGTCCGCGCCCGCAAACACTGGCGCATTCGTTCCGGTCTCCTCGACCAGGTAGAGTCCTGGTGCGCTAAAGCCCATGATTACCGGATGCGCGGCCTCCATGACCTCGTCCGCTTCCCGATCTGGTTCGTCACCACGCGAGACAACGCTGATCAAAATTTCGCACTGCCGCTCGGTGTCGTCGCCGAGGCTGTTCTCCAGGTCCTCGGTGCCGCGATGGACGATCACCACCGGACTCTCGTCCCGACCAAACGCCACGGACATCGAGCGAGTCACGCCGGCCGGGAACGCCGGCGTGGCTTCGAGCAAGGCCATCAGACCTTGGATGTAACTCTCGCGTCGGGTCATGGCTTCACGACCTCCAGCGAGGCGACGTAGAACGTACCGTCGCCCTTCGCCTCCGGCTTCAGCCTGACCTTGTAGTCGACGCCGTCGATCCGCACGACGTCGCCGCGCTGCAGGGCGACGTCAGCAGCCTGGTACTCGATGCTGTAGTCGGTGCTGTGCACCATCCCGTCGAGCACCACCTGGTCAGGACGTTTGAAGCCGACATCGAACGCCACGGCGACGCCGTTGGGTGGTTGGTAGACAGCTACGTCCACCATGCCGGCCGCCTTGAAAGCCGGCCAGAACACAGAAGCATCGAATCCCATAAGCGCCCTTAGGCGATGACCGCGTCGAGCTTGATGGTCGCGGTAGCGTCACCGTTGGCTTTCGCCACGACCGCCACGCCGACACGCGTATTGCCTGCGGCCGTGATCGTCAGACGCTTGTTCACTGCGTCCCAGTACAGGATCGCGCCCTGAGCAGCGACATCGGCCGCCAGGGCAGGAAGTTGGAACACACCGTCGACAGCGAATTCGCCAGAGGCACCAGCAGCGACGTTGGTCACCGCGACGCCGAAGATCTTGCCGACCAACAGACCATCGCCGGCGTTGACGGCAGCGGCGGCCGTCAGGGTGAGGACCATGCCGTTTTGAACAAAGTTTTTCATGTGATTTCCTTGAAATGGAGGACTTCAGAAAACGGACCGGCCAGCATGAGCTGGCCAGCATTCGAGCGAACTGCGCTTACGCGCCGGCGTTCTTGTACATGCCACGCCAGTCGATCGCTTTGGCGCCGAACACATGGCGCGCCTTGATCTGCAGGCCGTCGACCTCGAAGCCCTGGCGGGTTTCGGTGAACAAGCCCTGCTCGCCTTCCAGGTATGCGTATTCGATCGTATCGACCAAGGCCGGCGTCGCGGACAGGTGCCAGCTGTTACCGAGGATGCGCGGGTCGACCACGACCTCCAGGCTGGTGTTGTAGTTCGGGTTGATGTCGCCGGCCTTCGCGGCCACGAACGACGCCGAGGTGTACTTGTTCGCTTCGGACTCCTTGTCCGGGCCGACGATCAGGAACGACGGGGTCAGGTTCAGCACGCGGCCCTTCAGACCGATCTGCTTACGCATGGCAGCACGGCCGGCACCGAGCGTGACGTCGTTGATGGCGGTCCCAGCACCGGCCAGGTTGCCGTGCGCAGCATCGAACAACGCAACGCCGTCGGACATCAGGCCGGCGCCGGTCAAGATGCCGTACACGATATCGCCCTCGATCGCCGCCGCTTCCGCCGCCAGAGCGAGCGGGATGCGGTCGAAGGAGGCCAGGTCGTCGTTGATGATCGTCTCCCAGGTCAGCGCTACGATGCCACCCCACTTGCCCAGCGAGTACTTTTCGGCCGAATCGCCGAAGGAGATCATTTTGTATTCGCCGCCTTCCTTGACCTGCTTGAACGCGGACGATTCCGACAGCTGGGTGCGCGCCACTTCGCGGAAGTCGGGGGCCGTCGACTCGCGGGCCCAGCCGGTGAAGGTGCGCGCCTGGATCTCGTAGGCCGCGCGCAGCGTGCGATTCACGGTGCTGGCCAGGATCGACGGGAAGTCGCTGGTCGAGCCCATGCCGGCACGGCCCTGCATGTCGCGGTCCAGGTTCAGGGCCATAACCGCGATCTCGCGGCGCGACAAGCCGCGCGCGCTGCCGCCGGCTGCCTCGATCGACTCGCGCGCCATGTCCATCAGGGTCATGCCACGGTATTGGCGGGCGGCTTCCACGCGGCGAGCGTCGCTGCGGAAACCCGCGTTGGGGTTCGCGCGCAGCGCGATCGCGTCGCTGATCGCGGTACGGCGCATCTCGGTCTCGTCGCTGATGGTACGGATATCAGCCGCGCTGCGCGTCGCCGTCGCGGCATCGCGTTTGGCCTTCTCGCGCAGCACCGACATGCCGGCGTCCGACACGGTCATGTCGGAGCGACCGATCAGCTGATCAGCGAAGGCCGCATCCAGGCCACCGAGCGTGACAGCTTCACGGATACCGGCTTGACGCTCGGCTTCGGCGCGGGCGCCTTCGGCACGTGCCTGGTCCAGCGCGCGCTGGTCGATCTGCGGGGCGGCCGGGTTCGGTGCCGCCGGGTTGGTGTTGGACATCGAGTTTTCCTTTCGGGTTGTGGTGCCGGCGGCTGCCGGCGGGTGGTTGGAATCGATACTGCGGGTGGTGAACTTGCACGGACTCAGGCGCCCCTCGGGCATCTTCGGCGGGGGCTGATCGATGCTGCGGACGCCGGCGTCGGCGTCGGCACCGATCGGAACGAGCGACACCTCGCTCGGCTCCCAGTCGATCGCCAAGTACGTCCAGGCGTCGCCCGGATTGGTCGGCGGGATGCGCTCGAAGGCGTTCACCGTGTAGCCGACCGACACGTTGCCGATGATCTTGTCGACCACGTCCTGGTAATACGGCTCTACCTCGCCGCGTTTGGAGAATTCGGCTGAGGCCACGCCCTGTCCCTCCTGCAGCTCCGCCGTGCGGATCACGCCGAGGATGCTGCTGAGGTCCCAGCGACTGTGCGTGTTGAGTAGCGGCGCCCGACCGGACTGCAGCCGGCCCATGCGCACATGCTCGGGGTCCATACTCAGGACTTCGTTGTAGTAGCGCTCGTTGTACCAGTCGTAGCGCAGGACACCGGTGCCAGTGCTCCACACCAGGTCGACCATGCGGGTGTCGGCATTACCCAGCGTGATCGTTGCCTCGCGCGACATCAGCGGCATCTGTAAGATTTGCTGCTGTTCTTCAGGTTGCGGCATTGCTTACCTCAAAAAAAATGCCCCGCGAGGCGCAAGCCTGCGGGGCTGGTGGATGAAAGCGGCTTCAGTCGGCGCCGATGATCTTCGCCGTCGTTGCTGCGTCGAGCAGCTTGGAGGACACCGCGGCGTCCGAATCGACGACAATGCCCAGCTTTTGGAGAGCCCCGCGCTCGGCAGCAATCTCTGCACGCACTTGGTCGGGGTCGTCACCAGCCTCCCGGATCGAGCTCGACAGCGACTTCAGGCCGCCGCGAATCGCTTCCTTCTCTGCCATCACGTCCTTGAGCGGATCCACCCATTGCAGCTTCGGCATATTCCAGATGAACGGCTGGACGGGCTTCTTCGTCTTCCCGGCCAGCAGAGCCACCTGCTGGAACCGCCGCGCGATCGGCGCCAGCACCATCGGCTTTAGCGCGAGCCACTGCTCGGCCTTGACCATCTGACGGAACTCCACCAGGCCGGCCCGATAGCTGCTGTAGTTGAAGCTCGAGAGGTCGCCGGTCATCTGCGAATACATGACGCCGGCGCCGGCCGCGATCGCCTGCAGCTGCGTCCGCGTGTATTCGCCATACCCGCCGCTGGACGACGGGCTGCCGAAGTCGACGCTGTCGGCGTTGGACAGGTACTTGATCATGCCTGGCGCCACCTTCTCGTTCACCGGGCCTTTTGTCGGAGTGTTGGTGCCGCCCAGCCGCGCGTTCGGATCATCGGTCCGGACGAAGGCGACGAAGCAGGCCTCTATCTTCTTCCGGACCAGCTCGGCCTGCTCGTAGTCGTCCAGGTCGCGCATCCGCAGCAGAGACACCGCCAGCTCCGGCATGCCGCGCACCTGCGTCGGCCGGCGCTTCCGGTAGTAGTGCAAGATCTCGGACGCCGGCACCCGCTTGCTCTCCAGCGAGTTCATCCGGTAGGTTGCCACCTCGCCCGGGTGGACCGGATATAACCAGTACGCGACACGCTGGCCGAGCAGGTTGTACTCGACGCCGGTGATCGCGTAGTTGCCGTTCGCGAGTGGACCGTTCTTGTTGTTGTCGAGATGGTCAGGTTCGAGCACCTGCAGCTGCAAGGGAACTGCAAGTCCGTCCTCCGGCAGCCTCTGGCGGAATCGGATGATGACCTCGCCACTCTCGCGGCGAGTGCGATGGGCAAGTTCGATCAGGCCGGCGAAGTCCAGCTGGCCATCCGCATCGCAGTACTCGCACCAATCGTTCCACAGCTCCTGGTCGGTAGCCTTTGCGGTGATGCCGTCGCCGACAGTGTTGGACACGAGGCTGTCGAGCGCGCGCGTGGCGTACTCGTTATTGCGGACCACGTCGCGGCAGCGATTCCGCACCCGGGTCAGCGCCGGGCCTATCTCGACGTTGGCACTGCCGCTGCCGGCCACCCAGCCGCTTGTCCGTCTCCCTACCTTGGCCGCGTCGTAGCCGCGCACGTGCTCGAGCGCCAGGCGCGCTTGCGCACGCCGAACGCCGGCCAGCGGGTTGAAGAAGCTGACCATTTCATCGATCACATTCATATCAGTCCCTGCTGAAGGAGGCCAGCGAAGCCGGTCCGCGGTTGGAAAGCGGCGACGCGCCCAGCTGGCCGGTCGCAATTAATTCGGAGCGAACCAGCTCGCGTGCTTTCATGAGGTCGCCGACGCTCCGGTAAGTGATGCTCTTGCCGTCGTAGTTGACCGACAGCTGGCCGGATGCGATCGCAGCGTCCAGCGCGTTAAGTTGAGAGAGTGTGAACATGGTCAATCCAGCCAGTTGTCGGTACCCGAAAGCCAGTCGCCTTCGGGATGTTGTTCAGTTGATGCCGGAGCTGCAGCGTGCGGCAGTTCCGGCGCGGAGGTGGCCGGCAGTTCGACTGCGGCTGCAGGCGCTGCGTCGGCCGTCACAGTCGCGGCCGGCGCAGGCTCATCTGGGCTCGGCAGCGGCTGCCTGAAAAGGTCACCGTTGACCGGCTCGACCGCGCTCTCCAGCTGCGTCCAGTCGGAGTCCCGCATCGTGTCCAGGCGCAGCAGCGGGTGATACGCTGCCGCAAATCCGTACACGAACAGGTCGATGACTTCATTTCGGCGGCCGGGCAGCTTCCGCCATTGCGACTTCCCGGCGTCGTAGACCTCGGCCGTCAGCTGCTCGAAGTACTCGTCTGACAGGCCTGCCGGGAACCGAATAAAGCGGTCTTCAGGAACCGATTCCTCGTCGGAGGCGATGTAGTTGAACAGCAGCGACTTCGCCGTGTCGGTACCGACATGCCACAGCTGCACGCCCGCCTTGATGGTCCGGCCCTTGTGGTTCACGTCCATCGTGGCCGGTCGGCCAATGATGGGCTTGCCGGCCGTCGACGCGCCCTTCACCGCGAACACGCCGGCATGGCGATACAGCCTGGCGTAGTGGTAGACCTCGTGGGTGTGGTGTCCGCCAGAGTCGATTGCACACGTCTGCACGCGCATAGGGACGCCGAAGCTGTTCACAAGCGGGCGCTCTCGCAGCGCCGTCAGGCGGGTCCACACATCGTCCTTTGCAGGGTCGCCGTCGATGAGGCCGTAGTCGATGACCCAGTGTTTCTTGTTGCGGCCGAAACCCAGGACCTGGTACTCGAGGCGGTTGCCTTGTACGTCCACCGACATGACCAAGGCAAGACAGCCCTGCGGAATCGTACGCAGCTGGTAAGCCTCGCGACGCTTGGCGATCTCAGCGCCCTTCACCTGGCCGCTCAGGTCCTCCCAGCACTCGGCCAGCTCGTTGTTGATGAAGGCCTTCAGTGCTACCGGATCTTTCTGTGCAGCGATCCAGTCGCCCGCCAGCTCGGCCCATGGGCGCCAACCGAGCGGGGCATACAATGACGGCAAATGAAAACTTGCGACGCCAGGCTCGCCTTTGGCGGTCGGTTGCCAGTACGCGCCCTCGTAACCGCGCGTCTTCCACTCAGCTTCGGTGCTGAGTACGCCACAGTCGTTGCAGAGGTAGCGGACCTTTTCAGGCTCGCCCTCCGGCCACTTCATCTGCGACCAGGTGAAGAACTGGCGCGTGTCGCAGCACGGGCAGGCGACCATGTACTTCTGCTGGTCGCCCCGCAGATAGTTTCGATCGATCGGGGAGGCGCCGACGATGGTCGGCGTGCTGTTGCCGAAGATCCGTGCCTTGCGGCCGAAGTTACTGGTCCGCTTCTTGGCCAGCGTCTCCGGGCTGCCCTGGTTGCCGATGTCGCCGGCGTACTCGTCCATCTCCTCGAGCAGCACGTAGCGCATCGTCGAGGACTTCAGGCCGCCAGGCCGGTTCGCACCGATCAGCTGCATAAAGCCGCCCGGGAACTTCTTGCGGCGCTTCGTGTTGTCGGATCCCTTGACGTTCGCGTCGCGGATCCGCTTCTTCAGTTCACCCGTCGAAAGCCGCATCGGCTCGAAGCGGGACAGCTCCCACTTCTCCGCGTCCTCCAGGGTCGCGAACACGGCCAGGATATTGCCGGCTGCCGAGGTGATCGCGTGGCCGATGAAGTTCTCGCCCAAGGCGGAGCCGCCGAGCTGGTGGCCCTTCTTGAGGTAGACCTCGCGGTACGGGCTATCCGGCGACAGCGCGTCCATGATCCCGATGAGGTACGGAGTCCGACTGTTGCGCCAGGGCCCAGGCTCCGGCGTGTCTGGCGGCAGCACGCGGTAGGTCTCGGCCCACTCCGCGATCGGGATGCGGCTATCGGGCCGGATCGCTTCTGTGATCGAGCGGATGAATTCGTCGACTGCACCCATCTAGTCGTCCTGTTCCTGCAGTAGTTTGCCAATGTCGATGCTGGCCAGCGCCGCCGCGAGGGCGGATTCCACCAGGCGCTCGCAGGCATGCGGGTCGTCAAGCGCGGCGAGTTGATCCTTCAAACGCGCAGGCACGTTGAGGACTGAATCACGGATGCCGCGGAATGTGGTCGACGCGATGCGCTTCGCGTCCTCGACCGGGATCAGTTCGCCGGCCAGCTGCTCATACTCAAGCTTCTGCTTCAGTGCGCTGTACTTCTCGCGATCGGCGCGGTGCGCGCGGTATTCGCGAGTCGTAGCGTCTCCCTCCCCCTCGGCGGGTTCATCGTCGACCATGTCCCCGTCGCCCCGGGCGCCACCGTTGCGAACAGTAGCCGAGGGCGCGGAGCGCCTTTCCGGCTCCGAGATGCTGACGATGCTGCGCTGGATCTCGCCGCTATTGCGCCAGTCGCGGTCAGCCTGGTCCGAGTCGATCTTCTTGCCATCCTGGACTTTGATGTGACCGGCCTCGATCGCCTTTTGCACTGCGCGCAGCGTGACGCCAGCGTGCCGCGAATATTCGCGATATCCCATCAATGCCATTTGACTACCCTTATGCTGACTACTGACTACTGACTACCGGGTGACTACCCCTTCAAAAGTTTGTGACGACACGAATGTCGTGGCTCGAATTACCCGTCAACCGACACCCCCGGGAAGGACCCTGGAAGACTGGGGCGAAGACCCCTAGGGCGCCGGCGCCCGCAGGCCTCGACCGACCCTGGCTGGCAGGGCGGCCCGGTCGGGCGGGCATGGTGGCAAACCGACCGCCTACTTCCGCGGGGTCGCCGCCCTCTGCAGCGCGTAGTCCATCGCGGACTTGAACTCGCCGACGAACCGGGCACGCGCGACGTTTTCGACGATCTTGTCGAATGGGACTCGGACGCGATAGTGCGGTGCGCCGCCAGTGAACACGAAGACGGGCCGGATGCCCTCACCATGACCGAACTGTTTGCGTTGCCAGATGCCTTCGATGCCATCCATCGTGGCGACGAAGTATTGCGCCGCT